GAACTAGACTGTTCTGATCCTGATAATGCTTTAGCCTGTGGCTGGGTAGAGTGTCCTGATGGACTAAGTATGGCTCCTACGTTAGAAGACTGCGAGGGGACATACACTTCTCCTTGTGACCAGCAAGACAGAGTTACTAGAGATGACGGGTCGTGTGGTGAGTGTAAACCCGGATTTATAGAAGATCCTGAAGGGTTTGACCAGTGTATTCAAGCGCCTCCAGAGTGTAACGACTGTACATGCGCTGAGTACGCTGCTTCCAACCCAGAGGAGTGTGGGATTGAAACTCTTCCTCCCGAAACAACTCCTCCTCCTAGTACTGGTGGTGGCGGTGGTGGCGGTGGAGGCGGTGGCCTGAGCATGGAGCCTTTCACCGTCTCAGGAGACCCACAGCTACTTGGACGCCAGAGGTTTGGTGCACAGGACTTCCTGTCGCCGTTGTTCACAGGTAACCAAGGTGGCGGCTTAGATTTCCCTATTGCTCGCTTCCTGCAAAACAAAAAAGGTGACATAGTATGATGACGTACTTAAACTTAGTAAACAACGTAATGAGACGACTAAGGGAAGATGAAGTTGCTAGCGTACAGTCTACTACGTACAGTAAGATGATTGGAGACTTTGTTAACGACGCCAAGTCTATGGTAGAGGACTCTTGGGATTGGTCAGCACTGAGGACCACCTTGACCGTAGAGACTACTGAAGACGTCTTTAACTACGCTATGACTGGAGCAGGAAACTCCTTTAAGATTCTCCACGCTTACAACGACACTGACAACTGGGACATGGAGTACCGTACGCCCATCTGGTTTGACCAGCGTTACATGATGCAGGAGCCTGTCTCTGGCCCTCCTAGGTACTACACGTTTAACGGTGTAGACAACAACGGGGACACTCAGATCGATCTGTACCCTAAGCCTGATAAGGACGGTACGATTCTACGGCTCAACGTATTAAACCGAGGTCAGATTACAGACGGCGTAGGTAGCGTTATTCGACCTAAGATACTAGAGAACGATACTGACGAGGTACTTATTCCTTACCTGCCTATTCTCCATCTTTCGGTGGCCTTAGCGTCTCGTGAGCGTGGGGAGACAGGAGGTACGTCTACTCCAGAGTACTTTGGTATTGCTGACAAATCTCTGAGTGACGCTATCGCTCTGGACGCACAGAAGCACCCTGAAGAAACCATTTGGTACACTCCGTAGGAGCCTGACGTATGGCACAGCCACTACAAAGTATTAACCTAGTTGCTCCCGGCTTCAAAGGAGTCAACACAGAGGACTCTCCTATTGCAGAGGATTTCTCCTTTGCTGACGTTGCTGACAACGCTGTGATCGACAAGCGTGGGCGTATTGCGTCCCGTAAGGGTGTAGCCCTGTTTACTGTTGACAGGACGCTTCTGGGGGACAGCTACGCCACTAAGATTCACCATTTTTACGATGATGTAGGCAACGAAGAAATCTTTGTCACAGGTAACAACAAGATATTAAAGACTACTTCAACTGTAGATCCTGACGATACCTTAGTTGACATCACTCCATCAGGGTACACTGTTACTGGAGATAACTGGAAGATAGTGAACTTCAACGACAAGGCTTACTTTTTCCAGAGAGGCCTAGAGCCCCTCGTGTACGACGATGCCACAGGCCTCAGGACGTTTGGTAGTGCCACGGGCTCACCCACGAATCCTGCCTTGTTCTGTAACGAGGCTCTAGCGGCTTACGGTAGATTGTTTTTAGTAGACAGCGGTACTAACACACAGACTATCTATTGGTCTGACCTATTGATAGGCACAGACTTCTCAGGAGGCTCTAGCGGTTCTATTGATGTAGCTAAGGCGTGGCCTGACGGGTACGATGAGGTTAGAGCGTTAGTAGCACACAACGACAAGCTAATTATCTTAGGTAAGCACAGCATACTAGTCTACGGTAACGCCTTTAGTCCTGCTATGATGCTCTTAGAGGACACTATAGCTGGTGTGGGATGTATCTGTAGGAACTCTGTGCAGGGCATAGGTACTGACGTTCTGTTTATGTCACAGGACGGCCTCAGGAGCTTTGGTCGTACGGTACAGGAGAAGTCGCTACCTATATCTGACTTGAGCCTGAACGTGAAGACTGAGTTGATTGCTATAATAGACAATCGTAGCTGTCAGACGGCATCTGTGTATAGCCCAGAGAACTCTTTCTACTTGATTACGTTCCCAGATCAAGAGTTAACTTACTGCTTTGATTTGAAGGGTAGACTAGAGAACAACGCCTACAGGGTAACTAGATGGACAGGGGCACCCTTTAGGTCGTACGAACGTAAGAACACAGACGGTTCTCTTCTTGTAGGAACAGCGGATGGTCTGGGTAAGTACTCTGGGTACTCTGACCAGTTTAACGATTCAGGGACTATAACTCCTAATAGCTACATCTTTAGGTACTACAGTCCCGGACTGACTTTTGGTGATCCGTCGAAGCTGAAGTTCCTGAAGAAACTACGGCCCACTCTAGTAGGCGCTAACAGTGCTACAGTGTTTGTTAAGTGGGCTTACGACTTTGGAACGACGTTTACCACAACAGAGTTTACAGTAGGGAACCAGACACCTTTCGACTACAACACCCCTACTTCAGAGTACACTGTTGCTGAATACACTGGAGGTAGTACTGTTAGTAGGCCACCTGTAAACACTACAGGAAGTGGTTCAGTAATTACTATTGGTCTTGAGTCAGAAATAAATGGTTTTGCTTTATCTCTCCAAGAAATTAACGTCTTAGCACTTATAGGTAAAACATTATGAGCAACTACACAAAGACAACTAACTTTGCCGCTAAGGATAGTTTGCCTTCTGGAGACCCCGGCAAAATTATCCGAGGAACAGAATTTAACGTAGAGTTTGACAACATTGCCGCTGCAGTTGCAAGCAAGGCAAACTCTAGTAATCCTACGTTCACAGGTCAGGTAACAGTGGGCGACTTAACTGTAACGGGGGATGTCATTATGATTCTAGATGACTCCGATACGGTTACTATTAACGGAGGTACTTACTAATGGGTTTGTTAAGTGATCTACTTGGGAGCGCTACATCAGGTCTAATTCCTAGCGAAATTACATCTCTATACGAGACCCCCCTGACTCAGATAACTGCTCCTAATATTAACTTTAAGCCGTTTACGGTTTCAGGTCCTTCAGGAAGCACAAGCACAGCCGAAGATGGGAGTACCACGTACTCTCTAAACTCCTTACAGCAGGCGATGGCTGACAGGCTGTTCGGAGGTGCTACTGGTTTCTACAATCAGGCCATGCAGGGCACAGGGCAAAGAGAGACTGATATCTACAACAGGATTAGGGCTACTCAGCAACCTGAGGAAGAACGACAGCGTATGGCTCTAGAGGAACGCCTGTTGTCACAAGGCAGATCAGGTATCATGACTAACCAGTTCGGAGGATCTCCAGAACAATTCGCGATGGCTAAGGCACAGGCAGAGGCCCAGAACAGCGCGATGTTGACTGCTATGCAACAGGGACAAGCTGAGCAGATGCAACAGGCGCAACTAGGCGGTCAGTTCCTACAGCAGAGTTACGCGCCTCAGGCGTCTCTATTGTCGTCCTTTGCGCCTGCTCTAGATGTTGCTAGCATGGCTGACGTAGCCCGTAGACAGCAAGGTGAGTACACTCTTGAGGCGGCTCTTGCTAACCTTCAGGGTGAGCTTGGGCAACAGACAGGACTCGCACAACTCTACGGTAACGTGTACGGAGGATTACTGGGTGGGCTTGGTGGTATTTTTACCGCTGGATCTACAGACAAACCTTGGTGGTTGGGTGGTTAATATAGGAGTAACGGATAATGCCAAACGCAACAATAGCTAATATGCTCGCTCAGTCCGGTGCTAACATCGGCCAAGCGATTGGATCTCCTGTCGCCCAAATCGGTAGGGACATAGGTGGTATGCTTACTGCCCGATCCGAGAGGAAGGCACAGGATGTCCAAGATCAACAAGTACAGAAGGAGCTACAGCAGTACGCCAGAGATCCTGCCCAGCTTAACGCTATGGGTCAGAAGTATCAGTCTATGGGTAAGCTGGATGTCGCCGAGGCTTTCTACGAGGCGGCTACTCAGGCTACGGCTAAGAGAACTGCTCAAGTATCTTCTCTGGAGAGTGGGGGACAGAGTATCCAGAAGGAGGCCCAGAGAAAGAGAGCAGTACAGGTGGCTCGCCAGAAGGGTGACCAAGGGGCTTTGACTGCCTTGAACGCTGGGGCTCTGGACCCAGTGGGGTATTTAAACGCTCAGGTGGGCAAGAAGCCATCGCGACAGACCGCCAATGTTTCTCCGGGCGGTGCTATTGTAGACGAGCAGACAGGAGAGGTTATCTACGAGAGGCCTTTTAAGCCTGAGAACCCCCCCGCAGGTAAGGGTGTCCAGATGCTAGAGCGTGACGATGGTTCTGTATCTGTCGTAGATGGAAACTCAGGAGAACTCATTAGCACCCTACCGCCTACTGGCGAGGGAGGGCAGGCAAAGCAGGAGGCTTCTCTGAATCTCATCGCACAGACCACAGGATTCATTCAGGACATAGATGATCTAATGGACCCTACCTTTTGGGAGGCAGGTCTTCCGGGTGCCGTGATGTCTAATATACCCGGAAGAGATGCTTACGACAGAGAAAAGGAACTGTTGTCTATCAGGGCTAGACTTGGCTTTGACCAGATAAACGAAATGAAGAGACTTGCGGCTGAGTCAGGAGCCTCTGGTACTGGCTTAGGACAAATCTCTAACATTGAATTTATGTCTCTGCAATCTACCATTGACGCTATCTACGTAGGTATGTCAGGAGAAGCGCAGAAAGAGGCACTAGCTGGTATTAAAAAGCATCTCCTAAACGTACAGAAGCTTGCCGCTGGTGTTGCTCCTGCTGACGCTATTGAATGGGATAAGCCTGAGTACAAGGCTGTAGGTTACCACAAGGACCCTGAGACGGGCTCTGTGTTCTACGCGCCTAATGGACCTAGTGGTACTGTGTACAAACTCATGGACGGTAAGTTTGTTAAGTTAGGAGCGTAACTAATGTCTTTTAACTCAGATATGGAAGCTTTTCAGAGAGCCATAGGAACACCTTCTCAGGGTGAGCCTATGGTTTCTGAGGAACAGAAAAAAGAACTGCTGATAGACGATGAGTC